GTTGTTGTCTCCGGAGATTGATGCTCCGTCGCATGTTGCAATTCTTTAGCGGTCCGAGTCGCCGGGATTCCCCCGCGCTCTAGTACACTCAAGTTAGCTTTGCTGTCCCGCATTGCCGCGGCTGCCTAATTGGAGGGTTAGTTTTCTAATCACCCTCAGCACCAGGCAAACGGTGCCTGACCAAACTAGCGCGGACGCTTTGGTCGACATGGCTTCCTCATGCCATCTTCGGGCGCGATAGCGGCTCTGAACTCCCGGTCCGGTCCCCCGGTTACCAAAGGAAGTCCTGGTGCCCTACTAGCGTCGTCCGGATACCACTCTCTTACGTACCGTGCCGCATAATCATGCCACACCGCCGGCGTGTGCCTGAGGAAGGCTTCGCAGCGTATGGGCATGATCACCGTCAATTGGTCGAAGTGGTTCTCAATGTTCAATTGATCCTCCACGCTAATGCCATACTTTCTGGAGACAAGACTGCGTGTGTTCGCTGGAACATCACGCGGGGCTATCTTCAGTCTGTCTTTGTAGGCAAGGAGAAGTTGTGTTCTATCGTAAGTATTCCAAGGTCCATTAGCAAGAGCCTTCTCAACGTTTGCGCCTGCGGTTACCCGCAGCACATACCATGCGAAGGATTGGATGATTGGGCACCCTGGGTATTGATGGGCAAGCGAGAGGCCAATACAGCGTAGCAATCCAAGCTTAGCTGCAAGGCCTGCAGTGGCATAGCGGGCATCAGTCCAGCCAGCATCTGCCACGGCGGCAATGGGGTCGGTGACATTGACGAGATCCTCTGGATCGAAGATCAGACCACAGAACGAGGCTTCTTCGAGCCTGTTGTGGACTTCCAATTTAATGATAAGTCCCAAGTCAGCGAAATCCTGTGCGGTCGGGGCTGTTCCTTTGAATACAAACAGCCCATCGTCTCCTTCAACTACTCCGGCCACTTCCGTCGCTCCGATACACTCACACACATACAACATGAACATGAGGTTTGAAAAACCATTGCCTAGAGAAGTGCACATTTCACCTGACATTCTAGTTGCTTCAAGATCAACCCAAAAGTCTTTAAAGACACAATGGTTGATACCGCCAAGTACTTCACGAACCATCCTCATGAAATCACCGTGTTCAGGAAGATCTTGAGTCATGTAATCATACAATTCAAACTCTACAGATTCCATTATCTCAGCAGTGAACAGTGCTTCGAACGATGTATAATCAGTGGCGATGTACTTGGCGCCGCTACGGTAGAGCATCTCACGGATGTATGCCGGGCGGTCCGCAACAGGGACATGTTTGATAAAGGCAGGATGTTTGTACAACTGCTCTTCAATTAGTTTAAAGATCGGCCCCACCATGCATTTGAACTCATCAGTACGCGAATTGATCCCGCGCGAATGTTTATATTCTGGGTATGACTCTGTCTTTTGGAATGATTTGCATTTTTTGTATTTTGGATTCCAGATGTCAAAGACCTTTTTCCATTTCTCAAGGAGTTCTTGCTTACGGTGGAGGGGATATGGGCATTTATCTAACCAAGCGAGGACACTTGTGTCAGACGCAGCCGCGAGTTTCACTAAATTAGCTCGCAGCCACTTGCGGACAAATCGCCGTAGACCTCTAATCGATGGACGACCAGGGGTTATTTGTCGCCTTGGTTTGGGGGGAGCACGCGCAAAGCGTTTCTCCACCCCCGCGCGCGAAGTGAGGGGATCGTGATTGTCGGGTCGGGGCAGTGCAGCGCCATCCACATGGACACCGAGCGAGACGGCCCTAGGTGGCCTCTTGGTCAAGTCGACTTCCTTAGGTTCCGAAATGCGTGTGCCGGCCTTGATCGGGTCGGGACGCGGTAACGGTACTTCGCCAAGTCGATAGCCGTAGGCCATCGTCACTTTATTCACATTACGTGCACGGGGGCGGTACGAAAATCCTGCCCAGATGATCTCTCTTGAACCGCGATGGCCCACCACATGGCCAGCTCGGCACTGTGCCGCAGACGTTCACCGTTCGAATACTTATCTTGGTCAACGCGGCTGAGAGCCCGCGCCTCTTCGATGATACGTTCGTTCGTACGGTCGCGCACAGAAAAGTGAGGAATGTTTTTGTATGTTCGCAACTGACAGAAGGCTTCCCACGATGCATCAAGGTCCCGCTCTGCCAGCCAGTGGCGGTCCCATTTACGATCCGTGTCCAAGTCCTCAATTCCGAACAACCAGCTTGGGCACTGTATCGAGTAAGTCATGGTGTAAGTGAACGGCTTCTCTGAGTGAACAAGATCCAGACCCTTCGCCGTATCAGGGCGCAAGTCATGACCAGCATGCAAGTCTGTCTCCCAAGCGGGGCTCTTCCCGTCCACAGCTCGCCCGATATCAAACCAGGTCCAGCGGGACTTGCAGCGAACCTCTTTGCGGTAGCCAACCAATGACAAATACCACACAGTGCTGCGATTCAACCAAGACCCCGGAGAGCGAATCTTTGGATCGTTGAAGGGATTTCTCGATTGTGACAATAGAACATAAACCGCATAGCAGGTGAGCGCTGTCCATAGTGCCGCAACGAGAAGGAACATTTTGATTACCCCATCGCTTTGTATGCCCACGTTGTATATTGTCGACGCCGTGACGAATACACAGTACATTAACGTGAATCCAAAGTAACTGGATCTCAGGACAGAACGGGGCCTGAGAATCCACAGGAGCAAGAATAGAGGAAGTGATATGCACAACATTCGTCGTTCTCGCCATGTGGTGGGGCAATCGCCGATACTTGCTCTAAAGTCAAGGTGGCGCGCTTCATGGTTCGCATGAACCGCAGCCGCATGAGACGAAGAGTGCGGTTCTGGTAACTCACTCTTTGTTGGTTGATCGGTAGAGGTAGGTATGGCATCCTGCTGGGCGTTCTGAAATATTTCCTTGGCTGCATCCTGTGCACCGCGGACTTCGGCTTCTGCGTTCCGAAGACTCGACTCAATCTGCCCAGCACGTTGATTTTGTCGATTAACGCCCCCTGATGTTCCGTGTGCTTTCTTTTTGCCAGTCTTTGCCGCCTTCTGCTTCAGCATCCACTCAGCCTTTTTCTCTTCACGGCTCCGGGGTCGGCTGGCGCTATCAGCCTCGTGCTTTCCCAAAGCACGGTTCTCGTTTTCAGGTACGAACTCTCCAGAGGAGCTAAGAACCCCTGCACCCCGTTTAGGTGCAGCTAGCGCAGGCCTCAAGTCGTTAGACGAGACGGCGCCAGTGGCTAGGACTCTACTAAGGCCTAGCTCCACAAACTGGTTCTGGGGCGACTCTGACGGTCCCAGTGGTTTGTGGGTCGTAGACGTGGTTGATGAAGCCATGTCGACTCGAAAGGATTTAATTGAAACAAGGTAACAAC